GAACATTGAGTTAATCAATCAAATCGCAATCGTAAAGTGTAGCGGTGAATTGTCGAACGACGAAAGACAAAATTTCAAGACATTGTCCATCACCCCTACCCTCAAACATTCGCTCCCAAAAACTCATTCTCACCCCGAAGCAGCAATTCAAAGATGTCAAGCAAACACCTCAATGACTCAATTCATTGGCACTTTGGGCCGCATAGAGTACTCCCTGTCTCGATCTAAATCAGAAGAACAACGCAAAGTTGTCGGCTCACGCCCTATATTCCACGCAAAAGATTTGCAGATGGAAGCCTGCTTAGATCCATTTGACAGAGATCGTCATGTTATGAAAATGACTGACGTGGATTACTATCTGCATATGCCCTCATACCTAGATGGACGTTACTTGATAATCTATACATTCGTTCCGAAAATTGCATCAGGCTCTACCACCGATGGCGTCTTCACTGTCACTGACAATGTAGTAGACATGCACATCAATGGTGGTGGACACTATACACATCCTTTGTGGGATTATGAGACAGACCACCTATTAGTTGACCACTGGTGGGGCTCTTGTTTATACCTGATTGAACAAAAAGAAATAACCGATGATAGGCGCGTTATTTTCTTTAACCCAATACGAACTGTTTATGGCCCCTTCGCTCGATTTCTGCCTGGCAAGAGACTTCATCGTCGCCAAATCAGCCTAGGGAATGTGAATTACGTCACCTCACAAACCACCGTAGATAAAAACACCACACTATATCACTCATTCTCAAGAGCAGGTAACGTTTCCAGCATAACAATAGCTGACGGCGACCTACAATCCATTCTAAAACGATTCATACATTCTGACAAGCCATCCATGTCAGATCTAGAACGCATGTTAAGAATGGCTTTTGAGAAAGACACAAAGAAAGCAGCTTATGGCGCTGCAATTCTCTATGATATGCTGAAAACAAGACCAGACTTACTTCAAATTGACCCCACAGATGTTCCAATTCAGATCACTCCGGCAGTAATAGACACTCATAGCTATCAAACGGTAGCAGGATTAGTAACAGAAGATGGTGCCCCTTCCATGCGACAGATGTTCAAGCCCTATATGCCCGGCTTTGCACCAGTTCGCAGCTATAATAACGACCTAGCAACAGTTACAGGACGTATAGTGGAACCACGCGCCAATATTACTAAATATCCTCCATTCTATTACCAATGCTTAAATGAATTCATACAAATGCTCATTCCAGACGACGAAACTCAAACATTATGTCCTTTTGACACCGATTTCTCCTTGAGTAGGATGAAAAGACCAACACAAAAAGGTCTATATAATCGAGTCAAAGCCATATGTTTTATGGACGTCCCATGGGTAGTGAAATCATTCCAGAAAGCTGAGGCAACGGCTAAGATCACGCATCCACGAAACATCGCTACATTACCTACTGAACAT